AGAAAAAAAGGATTAGCTAGCAGCCTTTTCTTTCTTAGCAGCACCGTCATAGTCGGAAGCAGAAATGCCTCGACGAGTCAGCATAGTCTTAACACCGCGAGCAGTCTTGCCGATTGCCTCTGCGATCTCTTCGACGGTCATTCCAGACACATCACCGAGGTCTGCCAAGGGATCTTCCTTAGCTCCACCTTTGGTGTGCTCTTGACGTGGAATAGCGTCGATTTCACCTGAGCGAAGCAGGCTAAGAGCCTTACCACGAACAGAGTTTACAGAACGATCAAGAGCTTCTGCAATAGCTTCAACGAACGCACCGTCGTTTACCATAGCGATAAACGTAGCTTCCTCTTCAGGAGAGTAGGTACGAACAGTCTCAACCTTAGGAGCAGGCTTGACATGATCGGTTAATTCCATAGACAAAATCTTGCCCTGGATTGACTTCGCTGAAAAAGCGCCGTCTTCAAAATGCTCAGCAATTTGAGCATAGGTATACTCACCGCTGTTGTCAGAAACAAAAGCAGCAAGAGTAGCTTCTTGATCTTCGCTAAAAGCGCGCGAAGCTCGAGCAGAAGCCAGTTCTACATCATAACCCATCTTTCGCAATTTGCTAGAGACAGAACGAGTAGAAGTTTCGAGGTTGTCTGCTGCTTCTGCAACAGTATTTTGTGATACAGGGCTCTCGTCACCGACGAAAGCTGTTAGTTGAGCTGTACGCTCATCAGTCCACTTAGGAAGTGCCATATTTAGTTCTCCAAATAGGATTTTAAATCCGTAATAATTTTTATGCCAGATTCTCTGGCCTGTTTAGTTTTTGACGATTCAATACCGCTTTCATTCACAAGAATCGTTACGTCTTTTGTAAGACTAGACTTTACTTCATAGCCCAGGCTTGACAAAGTTTCGTTAGCGTCAGCTTTCGTTTTGAAACTCTTCAAACGTCCACTAATGCAAACTACTCCTTTAATTTCTACTTTTTCCACAAATGCAAATTTAAAATCAAAAGGTAAGTACCCATCGTAGAAAGTGTAGAACTCATCCATGAGCCAGGACATAAGATTCTCGGTCGCTTTTGGGCCTAATCCGGCACGCATACAAGTGTCTGTATTTATTTCACTAATATTTTTAACAGTCTCAGACAGCTTCTTCGTTGCCGTTTTTCCGATTAATGGAATACCAAAAGCAGGCAGCACTAAGTCAAGTGGGGCAGACTTTGAATTGTCTATCTCACTTTTCAACTTGAGTGCAATTTTTTCAGAACTTAAAGCTGAAGTCATATACTCTACGTCGAGAGTGTATACTTCATCGAAGTCTTGAATACCCAGCTTTTCTACAGCCGCAGGGCCTAAGCCCTTAATTTTCAGAGTTTTTGCAAAGTGCTCTATCTTCTTTTGCTTCTGAGCGCCACAAATGGTACTCTTACAATATAGAAGTTGATTCAGCCACTCCAGTTCTGACCCGCAGGACGGGCAGTCTGTAGGAGGCATGATCGCTCGCAGCATTTTGATTCTCCGAAAAAGTAAAATATATTATACGAAAAAGTGAGGTAAAAGTCAAGAACTATTTTTTCAAAGGTCAACACGTCGTAAAATTCGAGGGATAATTTCTCCACTACGAATAACTTCTACAGTGCAACCAATTTCTAGTTCTAAGGAGCGAATGTACTCAATGTTGTGTAGAGTAGCCCTGCTCACAAGAGCGCCTTCCACTTCGACAGGATCAAGTATGGCTACTGGGCTGACTACCCCAGATTTACCAACTTGCCACACAACATCGAGCAATTCTGTATACATACCCTCCTTCTGCTCTTTGAGAGCAAAAGCGCCACGAGGATGGTGGGCTGTATGTCCCAGTTTATTGAAGGAATTAGTACAGTCTATACGATATACAATACCATCCGTAGGATAGTTACTGTAGTCGAAGGTATCTACTGTGTTAAATCCTTCCTGGGCCAAGAAAGAAAGTGTCTCAGTATATGTGGAGTGACGAACACCCTGCATATCATAGGCCACAAAAGTCAGTGGTCGAGTACGAAACTCGGCCAGATCCTTGAGATTAAGTGACCCCGCTGCGACATTTCTCGCATTGGTGACGTTCGAGGGGCAAACTACTTCGCCAGTAATCTGTACTTCTCCCTTCAAGGGAATAGTACGAGGAACTAATGTTTCGAGTTTGTCGGTAATCTCTCGGCCAAGATTACCATCCCCACGAGTCAATCCAAGTGCCAAGTGACCATTTACATATAGTAAAGACACTGCGGCACCGTCTAACTTAGGGCTAACTACATAGTCCATTAAGTTAGTAGGAGCTTCTGCAAGATTGAAAAACTTTTGTAAAGAGTACATACGATACATATGTGGAACTCCATCAGTTACCTGATAGCCCACTTGATCGTAGTTATACTTTTTTACTAACGCATCAAACTCACTGTCGGATATTATAGGATAACCCGAGAAGTAAGCAATACTCGCTTTTTCAAGAAAATCACGCATAGTATCTCCCAAATTTGAAAGAATATTATACTAAAATTTTAGGTAATTGTCAAGAACTATTTTAAGTAAAGGTTATCTATCAGGTCCTGGAACTGCTCTTCTATTATCTCTTTGCTCTCAGCTAGAGATAGTATTTCAGTTAGACCAACAAATAGTTCCCTAGAGTTGTTGAAGTCTAGTGGCATGGCTACTCCTTCTGGTGTAGGTTTCCATTCTTCGTTAAAATCTAAATAGTATTTACGAAGATGCAAATATTCGACACCTCTAAAGGCACTTACAGTTAGCCGTACTTGTACTTCTTTGTCTTCATCGTAATGAATGACTTTTTCATACATTTCGGGGGCTTCATGTAGTAACATACATACTACCTCTCATTCTGTAAAACGGAAGCAAGAGGTATTACACTAGTAACATTCTCTGGTTTTAGTAGACGATAAGAATCAGTATCCCAGCAAAATAATAGCAAAGTGCTATCAGATTCTTTGGCTCTGTTCTTCTTGTCTTGTATATACGGAGTGGAAAAATCCAGGGTACATACATTATACTTTAACTTATTTGAGTTTTCACTCCGATAAGTAATTATTGCGTCACCGCAATCCTTTACAAGGTCTGCTAGATCTTCTTTTTTCACAAGTACTCCTTAGGTAGCAGGTCAGTAAAATTTTTTACTTTGCCGAACTCTAAGGTTCTTTTTTCAGATAGCAGAAAACCACTCTCCGCTAAGAGAGTGGTTTAAGTAAAAATTAATTAGTTACTGGTTACGTTACCAATAACTCCAGTAAAGTATTGAGCCGCTTTACCAGTTAGTTTTGAAACTACGTCTTCGTCTACTTCTTGTCCAGCGTCTGAGAGTGCAGCAATCAAGGCTTCTTGAGCAGCAGCTTTAGATACTCGTCCGCCTCCAGTACTACCCGCAGCTTTAGTAGCTCCACCGGCTGCAGGAGTCTTCTTAACGTAAACGCCAGCTTTGGTAAGAATCATACGAACGCCATTTGGAGATTCTTCTAAGTCTTCTGCGATTGCTTTGACAATCTCCATGCTAGTTTCGGGGGTAGGCTCTTGCTCTTCATACATTGTTACTGCCTGAGCCTTCTTGTCGTCATCCCATGCCATTCTTCGTTTCCTCTTTGGTTGTTTTGAACCTGGGCAAGTACCCAAGCGGTTAAGTTGTTGTTGATAAAATCGGTCGCCCATTGGTTCCCTCACTTTTGAAATTATATTATACTTCAATATAAGGAAGTTGTCAAGAAATATTTTTATAAACGTGAGAAGTCAACTCCGTATTTTTCTAAATGCTCTAGGGAACCCAGGTCATACGCTAGAGAACTTGCAAAGAATCCTCCAGTCTCAATACCACTAATCCAGAACTCTCTGTCAGTGTCGAAAGGCTCTCTTACCCATATTGTATAGCATTTTGCACCATACTTCTTTTCATAGTTTGTATCTTTGAAACCAGCACTTTCTGCCTGATAGTGTACTGAAAGCTCTTGACAAATTTCTGCAGGAGCATGATGCCTAGCAGACCATACAATTTGTCCAACTTTGAAATCTTCTGCTATACACTCTTCAGGTAGGTATCCTACTTCAGTCCGTTCTTCTTTAGATACGCCTCGACTAGGGATACCGACTCTTTCCACAATGGATTTGACAAATCCGGAGGATCTGTATAAAGACTTGGCGATGGCTGCAATTGAATCCCCCGATAAGTAATCTCGAATGACCTCTGCGATTTCCATTTCGCTGGCGCCTTTACCTCTATTTTGAGATTTTCGTAGTTGTACATATGCGGTTCTTTCATCATAGTCCTCTATAATCTTAGAGAGTCTCGCTGTATTGTACGAAATATTCAGGATTCCGCAAGCCTCTTTCTTTGTTATCGCCTTCGATCCGTCCGAAGGGTTTAGAAGGTCTTTCACTTTCTGTACGTTCTCGGGGCTTAGGTTCTCGTAGTCTCTCTTCTTGACCATTCTCAATCCTCTCTATTTCTCTGTTAATATACCACACAGCTTTCTTTAAGTCTTCTACTTCATTCTGTTTAAGTCCTGCTCGCCATATATACTTTGTAGCGTTACCCAGGCAGAAATTCATATGCTCTGTAATTTGTATACACTCTACTCCGCTTGGGTGTGCTGTATAATGCGGAGGCTTATTTACACTATCTGTCATTCGTCTTCCTCTTCAAAATTACAGTACCAAGGCCCGCTATCTGGCTCACTATACCACCAATCTTCTTCTAAGGCGTTTGGGCATCGTACAGGATCTCCATTACTATATCCATCTCCTGTCAGAAACTCGCCGCACTTTGGGCATACATCATCGCTCATTTCGCTGTGATCCTCTGTTCATAGTCAGCAAGAGACTCATCCCACCAACTGGGAGCTGCTCTGTGAGACCAAGCGGCAAAAGTAGCCTTATCGAGATGATAGTAGTCACGATAAGACTGTATAGGGTTGTCATAGTCTTTGAGGATTTCAGGCATTGCAAGTCCGAACGTGGTGAACCCCACTCGTTCAAAATGCTTTGGCTCGGGTAATTCATTGATAACTGTGACTGATTTGTGTTGTTTTCCATATCTATATCTGTATTCTTCTCCAAGTGCGTTTCCATAACAATGAGTCCACTCGAAATTATCGAGTGAGCTTCTCGCCCAAATTGTGCAAGGATGATTGTACATCATCGGCAGGTACGGAGTAACAGTACGCTCTTCAGGTTTAAGAGGCTTCTCTGGAGCTTTGGCTTCATTCAGGATAGCATTCTCTTCTTTGGTAAGAGCGCGAGGAACAAACCCCAGGAGATTGTCTATCCAGATACAAGTACATAGTATCTGTGCAACTTCCAAAGGCATTTTTACAATATGTTTATCGACATGGGCTTCTGCACACTTGTCGAGATTTTCGTCAAGGTAAAATAAATTCATGGTTACTCCGAAAATTTTATATATTATACTAAACTACAAGCTCTTTGTCAAGAGTTATTTTAGCGTCTACACTATGTACAAGTTCATCAGTAGTGTACGTTCGTACCTCTACAGATGAATGATAAAGTATTGCCATGTGCTCTGCAAAATTTACTGCGCTATCAAACTCACTGAACCTTGTATATTTTTTATATCCATTTTTTTCGAAAGTAACCATGTAATCTTTCATATTAGTTGCAGACTCCTGCATCATCAGAGGCATCGTACTCTGTGTCCCCACAGCCATAAACACCGTTATTGTTAGTATCACAGGCTCGTTGCCAAGCGACTTGAGTAAATGTTAGACCCTCTGACCAAGGTACATAGGCTTTACACCATTCGTGAGAACCAACGGTCATGTCGTCATCTGTGCCGTTATCTACTTCTACATAATCCCGTCTAGCAGTTTCGGGAAATACTTTAAATTGAATAGTTCTTCCGTTGTTATACTTCTGTTGACGGTATAGCGTATCTTTTGTTACATGAATCTTTTCGCTATCTTCAAGTGTTAAAGTAGAGCCGTCATCATAATTAATTACAGTTCCTGCAGCTACGCAAATGGGCACAATAGCCAACAGACCTAGTAAATACTTCATCCTCTCTCCTAGGGAGACTAAACTTCTTCTAATCTCCGCATGAGCCGCTCGGCTCGGTTCGTAACTTGCCGATACCACAAAGAGTCTCGACCTTCTACTGCTGCTTCTTTCCACTTTCCTTGAGACAGCATATTTTTAAAATTCATAAATTTTGCTAAACGAGTGGCTCCTAAATTAAAAGCCATGTTCACTAGAACTAATTGAACCTCTTCCGGCCAATTGTGCCATTGTCCGTATAGTCGTTCGCAGTCCTTAATGGCAGTGACAACATCCTTATCGAAGCACTCCCTGGATCGTTGTGCCGTAATGGGAGTGCCGGTAGGCTTTCCATGCTCTTCATCTTCTGTCGTGACCAAGTGTCCGACACCGAAAGTAGGGTAGCCCAAGTGGTCGTTATAAATTTCAAGAACTTCTCCTTCATCTGCTTTAATTTCTTCATAAAGTTTATCAATATTCAATGTTTACTCCTATAGTCCGCAATTGCGGCTTTAATCGCGTCTTCGGCCAGCACGCTACAATGTATCTTTACAGGCGGGAGTGATAGTTCTTGAGCAATTTGGACATTGCTGATTTCTCCTGCCTCGTCAAGGGACTTTCCTCGAACCCATTCAGTGAGTAGTGATGAAGAAGCAATAGCACTGCCGCATCCGTAAGTCTTGAATTTAGCATCTTCAATAACTCCGTCGGGCGATACTCTGATTTGAAGTTGCATGACATCTCCACATGCTGGAGCACCTGTGAGGCCCGTTCCGACATCTTCATCATTCTTGTCAAGTTTTCCGACATTCCGAGGATTTTCATAATGATCTAATACCTTATCTGAGTACATTAGCATACTCCAAATTTACTTTGCTGTGATGTGCTTCATCAGCGCGAATGTGTTCTATCATAGTAGATAGATTTGCGTCTGCATCCAATCCGTAGTACTCAACTGCAAGAGTTGGTGCAGGAACATTTTCAATTTGCCCACTTTCTATCAAACTTAAATATTCTGTGTAACTTTTTACTGCCTCCTCCTCAAAATAATGTGTCATCATATGAGCTGTGCGAGGAGAGATTAGATACATTATTAAGTAAAAGTGCCAGAATAAAAATTGTGCCAGTATGATGAGACCCCGCTCCAGCTTACTGGGTTCTACGATCTCGATAAAAAACATAAGGTGCATACGCTCATTTTCTGCTTCTGCAAGTAGTCTTCGTATGATAGGCCCGTAGCCTCTCTTATGTGTTCTTAAACTTTTTAAATGCACTAACATTCCTGCTATCATTCCCGGAACGCCTGCTACTGTTTCTAGAACAACTGCTCTATGTCCGTATCGTTTTGCGAAGAATGTGTCTGCAA